CGGAGTCAAGAGTGTGTTTTCTCATCAATCAACAAAGGAGAAAATCGCACAAACAAATATTGAAAAATTCGGAGTTGAAAATCCTTTTCAATCAAAAGAAATACAAGAACGCATTTATGATACCAATATGAAAAAGTACGGAACGAAAGTAGCCGCACAATCAAAAGCCATTCAAAGCAAAATATCTTCCACTTGTATGGATAGGTATGGTGTTCCGTATTACATATGCACACAAGTATTTTCGGGAGATAAAAACCCAAGATGGAAAGGCGGAGTTAAATATCATCGTCAAGAGCGTTCAACAACCGAATATATAAATTGGAGAAAAAGTGTTTATGAGAGAGATAAATACACTTGCCAATGTTGTCTAAACAAAAGTAGAAAAGGAAATCCAGTTGTATTGATAGCACATCATATAAAGAATTGGAAAGATAATGTCGATGATAGATATGATGTGGAAAATGGAATAACTTTGTGTGAAGATTGCCATATCGAATTCCACAAACAATATGGAAGAACCAATAATAACAAATCTCAAATTGAACAATTTTTATTAAATCACGGTAAAAAGGTATGCTGAACTAATGGGAAATGAAACCATTAGAGATATTGGATAAAAAGCCAATATGATAACAAATTGATTGCCGTTTACGATATGTTAGCACGAGAAATATATGATGATGAGCGAAATATTTATTACGCTCCATTAACCTGTATGAATGACGAAAGCATAGCAAATCGTATTAAAGTTGAGGGCGCAAATCCTTGTATTTTCGTTATCAACGCTTCACAGAAACTTAATAGTGATATTGCTATCGAGTTTAGAAGAACATTAAACGAAAAACGAATTGAGTTGCTTATCAACTATGAGACAGCACGAGAAGAAACACTTCCAAAAATCAAGGAGTATATGACTACTCCCGATGCGGAAGTACAAGCATTCTTTGAAGCACCATTCTTCGAGACACAGGCTTTGATTAGTGAGACTACGAGCCTTGTTTACGAGAAGAAACCTGATACTGGTGTTATCGTTATTCACGAGCAAGGCGGAAACAGAAAAGACCGCTATACAAGTTGCTCTTACGCTAACTACTTTGCATCCTTGTATGAACGAGAAAATGTCGGTCAGGGCGAGGATTATGAATATGGAACATTTATAAATTAAGCAAGAAAGGAGGACGAAGATGGCTGAAAACAAAAATACGCATTCACAACCCAAGAAGAAAAATGGCGGAAACCAAACCGCTCCCAAGGTTGTAGAAACAAACGCCCCTCAAAATGTTTCAAACGAGTTTGCCTCTTATGAAAGCAGAGTAAATAACTCGGTATATTATTTTGGATTAAACATTTTTGATTTATATACTGCCGACCAATTAGCCGCACTCGTAAGAGACCCTATGGCTAATAATAAGATTTTAAGAGAAATTTCGCTTATTCTTTATGGCACGAGCGGTATTTATACAAACACGGTTGACTATATGACCGCTATGCCTACTCTTTACAATGTCATTATTCCGCACGGAAAGAACAAGGTCAAGAGAAAGCAAAACAAGGAACTTATGGCTTCTACTTTGAGAACCATTAAGGATAAAGAAGTTGTTCGTGATGCTCTGTGGCGTGGTATGACCGAAGGTGTGGCTTTCTATTACTTTGAGACTACCGGAAATCAACCCGATATGCAGAAGATGCTCACTGACTATGATATTAACAATATCATTGAAATCAATGAACTCGGCGTAAATGCGAGTATTATTTCTCTCCCCTCTGATTATACAGAGATTATCGGAAGAAAGAACAGTTCTTATGTAATCGCATTTAACTTGGATTATTTCACAGAGGCTCGTGGCGAAAGCACCGAGAAGAAGTTGAGAAAGTTTCCCAAGGAAATCCGAGACGCATATCAAGCAAGACGAACAAAGAAAGGCTTCACCGGTGGAAACTGGGTTGTATTGGATAATAATAAAACCATTGTACATAAAATCCGTAGTTCGTTAAGCGAGAAATACGGTAGACCTCTTGTTCTTGCCGCAATTAGAGACATTCTCTACGAGGATTATTTTACCTCTACAAAGCGAAATGTCTTAAACGAGATAAACAATAAGGTAATCTATCAAACGTTCCCTGAAGGGCAAAATAAAGGCTCTTGCGCCCTTACAAAAGCACAGCAAGAGAACCAGCACAAGACAGTTAAGAATGCCGTTATGAACAAAAATAATCGTGGTGGCACTTCTTTCTTCTCTGTTGCCGCAGGAACAAAGTTAGACTCTCTTACTGTTGGAAGTACAGATATTTTTGATGAGAAATATGAAGCAAATCTCGGAGACAAAATTGCCACAGGAATGGGTATTGCAAGTTCCCTTCTTGACGGTTCATCTTCGGGAAGTTATTCTTCGCAAGAAAATAACCTCTCGTTGCTTACGGCGCAGTTATTCCAATGGATTGACCAAATTGCAGCCGAATTGAACAAGTGCATTGCTCATTGTATTGTTGATGATAGAAAGAACTGGGTTGAGGTAAAATATCTTCCCATTACTTATGTAAACCAAAAAGCAATGGTCGAAAACGCAAAGGCTCTCTATCTGGAGGGTTGCGGTAGTTTGACCTTGTGGGCGGCGGCTTGTGGTATTGCTCCCGATGCATTCTATGCTATGCTCGATGACGAGATTGACGAGGGTATCTACGAGAAATACAAACCGCACCAGACGAGTTATACTCTTTCCAGCAAAGACAAAAGCGGTAGACCTATAACGGATAATCCTACCGATAGTGCTATACAAACAAGAAATAATAATGGTAACAGTGTGCCAAGTCCAAGCGACAAACATTAAAAGTTAGTCGTTTTTAATCTATAAAATATCGGACGAAAACTGCAATTATCAGAACGGTTAATACCGCTCTTTTTTATTATAAACGCCTATAAATTAGGCACTTAAATTCAATAAGAAGGATTGAAATATATCTTTTTTATATATGGAGAGTCAATACGAAAGGTGGTGAGAATGAATGAAAACATTTGAGATTTTTAATGAAACAAGTGAAAAAGGTCAAAATGGTAGACGCAAATTCAAAGCAATTTTGTACCGTATTTATCCCGACAGTTGTGTAGATGAGGAAAATGAAGTTGGTACTATGTATAACCGCAATGGTATTACCTGGCTTAAAGAATATTGCGAAAAGGCACTGCCGAGCATCAAAGGTATGAGTTTGAAATGCGAATTTCTTGATGACGAAAGAACCGAACTCTGTGGTCACGGTATGACAGATGTGATTGATGGTGTTGCTATTTTTGAAAATGCGGTTGTTATCGGAACGTTTGAAGAAGGTTACATTGATGAAGTGGAACTTGCAAACGGCGAAAAGATTACAGCCTGTATCGGCGTTGGAGAAATAGATAGCAGTTGTTATCACAATTTCTGTCAGAAGTTAGACGAGAATATCGCAAATGGGATTTATCCTAATGGTAGCGTTGAGATTTTGCGTACCGCTGAAAACGAGGGCATTGTCTACAAATATGGCTACAAGGACAAAGGTAGAATCCCAACTGAATTCATACATTCTGGATATGCTTTACTCGGCATCACACCCGCAGATGACTCCGCAAGATTAGTTGAACTTAACGAAATGCAAAAGGAGGACATAGATAAAATGACCGAATCTGAAATCAAGGCTCTCGTTGAGCAGACTGTCTCCGCAATGGCAAACTGCACTTCTGAAATCAATCAGTGCAAGGAAGATTGCGATAAGAAGGTTGCTGAACTGAATGAGGTAATTGAGAATCTTACAAATGAGAAGGCAGAAATCTCTGCAAACTCCGAAAAGATTCAGGCTGCTCTTGATGAGTGCAAGAAAGAACTCGAAGAAACTTACAAGAAACTCGATGGCTTGTATGAGGAACTTGACGAACTCCGTGAAGCCCTCGGAAAAGCGAAGGCAAAGGAACGCATCGGTGAATTGAATGCTGCTCTTGCTGATTACTCTGATGAGGAAAAGGCATATGCACAGGCTGAAATTGATGCTTTCATGGAAAAACCTGTTGAGAGTGAAATCAACTCTGTTGTTGATAAGATTCTCATTGGTATCGGTAAAAAGGCAAAGGAAACTTCTGTTACTAACGAGCAGAACTCCGCAAAGACCGATATTGAAGATATTTTCAGCGGCGTAGACGCTTCTACTCCCGCAGAAGATAAAGATATTTTTAACTAATATATAGAAAGGAAGTATTTAGATTATGATTAAGGTTGAAACTCTTGGAATGCTCGATGTGGCAAAGGTTAATCCTGTTCTCACATCCGACACAGATGTTAAGAATTACGCTTTTATCACCGTTGACGGTGAAACATATCTCGTAGCCAACACTTTGGCTGGCGATGACTGCTACAAGGAAGATGTTACTATCAAGGCAGGTCAGTTCCTCAATGGCTTCAATTTGAAGGCTTGGGATGGTCAGAACCTCGTTATTGATTGCAAGCACGTAACTGGCGAGTGTGCAAAGAATGCTATCCTCACAATCGCAGCAGACGGTACTCTCGCAGTTGATGATGAGGCTCCTGCTTCTGGTGCTTACTTCAAGGTTGTTGACACTTGCACATTGACCGGTAAGGCAGTTAAGGCAAAGGTTTGCTTTGCTTAATTAAAACAAAATTATCGAAAGGACGGATAACGTATTATGAAAACTACATATGAACTTAATAACATTCGCAGAGATGCTGATGCGTTCAGCGGTAAGTTCCACAAGGCTTCTCCTGTTGTAGAAGTTTTCTCTGCAATGGTTAGAGGCGAGTCTTTGGACAAGTTCGGTGCAAAGGCTGACACTGCCGTTGCATACATCAAAGACCTCGGTGTTCGTGCCGAGAATGGCGACTACGGCGCAGTTGCAGAGTTGAACACTCTCCGTAGATTTGTTATCGAGACACCTATTCTCGAAGAAATCAAGTTACTCTCCATCTTCGGTTCTTACCAGAACGTAGGTGCTGATGAGACTATTGAGCGTGAGGTTTACAACCACGTTGGCGAAGGCTCTCGTGAGCAGGCTGCTGGTGGTGACGTTGTATTTCCTGCTATCACAAAGGAAGTTTACCCTGTTCCTACTTTCACCGTTTCTGGTGGTTACGCAGTAGACTATCGTAAGATTGCTCTCGGTAACATGGAGAAGGAGAATGAGGGTATCGCTCGTGTTAAGACCGACATCAGAAACAAGGCTGTTCTTGCTATTGTAACTCGTGTTTACAATGCTATCAAGAACGCTACTGGTGTTAAGTACGCATTCGAGGGTGCTGGTCTTACAAAGACTGGTGTAGACGGTGTTCTCGGTGCGGTTCGTAGAAACGGTAAGCCTACTATCGTAGGTGACTACGCAATCCTCTCCCAGTTCAACGGCTGGGCAGGTTACGTTGGTCAGATTAACAACACTACTATCACTGGTATCTCCGAGAAGGTAATGAACGAACTCGCACAGACCGGTATGCTCTCTGCATACAACGGCGCAGTTCTCGCTGAAATGCCTAACCCCTACAACCTCACCAAGATGACCGATGATGGTAATAACTTCGCTACTTATCTCCCTGCTGGTCTTGCATTCGTAATTCCCGCTGGCGTAGATACTCCTATCGCTACTTGGACTCGTGGTGGTCTTACTTCCTTGACAGGTAACAACGTTAAGACTGGTCATGTTGAAACTCGTTTCGACCTCGAAATGGCTGTTGACGTTGCAAAGGGTCAGGAGTACAAGGTTGGTACT